CGTAAAGTATGTTATACTGAGGATATCTTTTTGCAAAAGATTTTCCTCCCTGAAAACTTAGGGGCCTGCAAAGGCCCCTTTCTTTTTTTGTTTCCTGTGTTATAGTGACTGTATCCCTGACAACGGCATGGGGCCGTTGACTAACCCAGACAGGAGATTAACATGGGTACAACAACTTTTTCTGGTCCAATTAAAGCTGGAACCATTAAACACACCACAGGATCAACTCTAGGCACTGACATGGCTAACGTCGGTCAGGTTGTAATGTCTCAGACATTTGCAGCAGATTTGTCTGGTGGTGCATTAGCTGCTTCAGTCACTGATGTAATTATACCAGCAAACTCACAAATCATTGATTGTGTTATTGATGTTATAACCGCAGCAAGCGGAGCTACAAACATAAGTGTTGGAGACACTGTGGGCGGTGCAGCTACTTTAGTAAACACTTTTGGTATCGGCACGACCGCGGGTCGCAAATATCCAACCACTGAATCTGGTGGTGCATTAGCATGGGAAGACACAGGATCAGCGGACATTCGTCTGACTGTAACTAACTCTGCTGCAACATCTGCTGGTGAGGTTCGTGTGACTATCTTGTATGCTCAGAACAATAACCTTGGCTAATAGGAGATAAAATATGGCTGATGCAGCTACAGTAGTCATGAAGACTACAATTTTACCGGATGAGGTAGCTAAGACTATTGAAGCTACCGCAACCATTTCACCAAAGGATGCCAACGACAAGTGGTACTACAAACTTACTACCGTCACAGCGGCTAGTACAGATTTAATCACAGGTTATTATGGTCCAAACTACACAGCTATAAACGCAAACGCTAACCCAGATACGGTTGCAACAGGTGACAAAGTAGAGTTTCTGTATATTAAAAACACAGATGCCGCGAACGACATCTATGTTGTGTTTGATGCGGGCACTGCTGCGAATACAACAGATGACGCAATTAAGATCAGCCCAAATCAATCTTGGTACGGTAGACTTCCGAATGCAACGGTGGCCGCCATACATGCAATTGGGTATGATCCAACTGCGGCGGCAGCAGCAACTGCAACATGCATAGTGGCAGCCTTACTTGACGACGTAGCGTAAAGGAAGAGATAAATGTCTGATTCTGATGTAAAAGCAAAACGCGTTACGGGCACTGGCTCTGTTGGTGTTGGTCCTGCGCGTATTCGTCAGATACAATTGAAGACGGCTTCTGGAACACCTCGCCTTACCGTTACCGACGGTAATGGCGGGGCAACCGTTCTTGATCTGGATTTTAATGCATCTGACACCCATTCGGTTAATATTCCTTCAAACGGTATTCGAGTGAGTGACATTCATGTGTCTGTGCTTACAAATATAACAGCGGTTACGTTTTTCTTTAATTAAGGTCACGGATATGGCAGAGCGCAAACGTGATAAAATGCCAAAGCGTAATAAAAAGAATTTTCGCCCCACTAGCAAGGGGGCGGGCATGACAAAGGCTGGGGTTGCCGCTTACAGAAGAAAAAACCCCGGCTCAAAATTAAAAACGGCTGTGACAGGCAAGGTAAAACGCGGGAGTAAGGATGCGAAAAGGCGTAAATCATTTTGCGCTAGATCCGCAGGTCAAATGAAGAAATTTCCAAAAGCAGCTAAAAATCCTAATTCACGATTGCGACAAGCAAGAAAAAGGTGGAAGTGCTAATGTCAAATTATTCAAGAAAATCAAAGAAGGCTTCTTCAAAAAGTAAAGGCAGTAAGATTTGTCCAGAGGGCAAAGCTTGGGCGCAGCGGACTTTTGACACGTATCCAAGCGCTTACGCTAATTTAGCGGCCTCAAAATACTGTAAAGACCCTAATTACGCCAAAAAGTCGAAGGGTGGTAAGAGAAAGGGCCGATAATGGGCAAATTACAAGATTGGTTAGATCAAGATTGGGTCCGAATAGACAGTTCTGGCAACATTGCTGGCCCTTGTGGCACATCAAAAAACAAAAAACGACCAGATCGCTGTTTACCGCGTTCAAAAGCGCAGAGTTTAAGCAAATCTGAGCGCAAATCTACTGCACAAAAGAAGAAAAGAGAGGGCGCAAAGGGTAAAAAGGTTGTTTCTAAGAGGTTGCGGAATGGTAATGTCAAACAGACGTAAAAGAACGTCTGGGTCTGTGTCTCAATCATGAATGTACGGCATTTTTTTCCTGAATATAGCGTTGAAAAGAAAATTGTGGATGAAATTACGCAATGGACCGCAGAAGTTTTGGAAAAGCCAAGTCCTTTTTTTAACGATTTGCCCGCTTGTCCTTATGCAAAACAGGCATTGATAGACGAAAAAGTAGCTATTTTATTTAAATATGAGCCGCATTATCAAACTTTATATAGCACCATATCGCAGTTTGAAGATGTTTTTGATTTGGCAATTATAATAGATTTAAACAATCAAAAAAACTCTGATGACTTTCATAATTATCTTGATGACCTAAATACGGCAATCTCAGAGGGTATGTTTATTGATAAAGATATATGGGTAATGGGCTTCCATCCAGACGATGAACCCAGTGATTTCGAAGAAGAAGTTGACTTCGAACCAGTAACAGAGGTCGAATATTCTATGATTTTTGTTCAAAGACTATCTAAATTGCAAGTAGCAGCAGACAAATTAAATAAAAGAGGCTATTATAATAGCTATGGAAGTGATTATAACGTTTCTGACACGTATAATCGTCGTGAAAACCTATATAGGAGACTGACAAATGGCAATGAAACCTCGTAAGAAAAATGGCGTCAAAAAAATGCGTGGCGGCGGCATGGTAAAGAAAATGCGTGGCGGCGGCATGGTAAAGAAAATGCGCGGTGGCGGAATGGTAAAGAAAATGCGCGGTGGCGGCATGGTTAAAAAAATGCGTCGTGGCGGAGCAGTGAAGAAGAAGTAAAATGGCAACGTCGGGAAGCACAGATTTTGAATTAGATGTAGCTGACTACATTGAAGAAGCCTTTGAGCGGTGTGGGCTTGAAGTCCGCACCGGCTATGATTTAAAGTCCGCAAATCGTTCTTTAAACTTACTTCTAGCTGATTGGGCTAATCGAGGCTTGAATCAATGGACTATTAAACAGCGAACGTTAACTTTAACATCTGGCACCGGTAATTATGATCTTGGGACGGACGTAATAGATATTTTATCTGTTGTCGTCCGCAGGGACGGTACAGACTTTCAATTAGAACGGTTAAGCCGTGACGAGTATCTGGCAATTCCTACAAAAACTACAGAAGGTAGGCCAAATCAATTTTTCCTCGACCGCCAGCTTACTCCAAAATTAAAGCTTTGGCCCGTCCCTGAAAACAGCACCGACGTCATTCATTTTGATGCATTAACAAGAATACAAGACGCTGATGACTTCACGAACACTCTTGATATGCCTTTTAGGTTTTACCCGTGTTTGGCCGCGGGTTTAGCTTACTATCTTGCCCTCAAAAGGGCTCCAAACAGGGTTCAATTGCTCAAAGCCGTTTACGAAGAAGAGTTTGAACGGGCTGCAACAGAAGATAGAGACAGATCAAACTTTAACGTTGTTCCTGATTTTCAGTATTTTAGGGTGAGCTAATGGGTAAGTTTGCCTCCGGAAAAAATGCTTTAGCTATTTCCGACCGGTCTGGGTTTCAATATCCTTACCGACTGATGAGGCGCGAGTGGAATGGTTTGCTTGTTGGTCCCGATGAGTTTGAACCAAAACATCCACAATTAGGACCTTTTAGAACCGTTTCAGATCCACAAGCTTTAGTTGACAGTAGACCAGAGCAAGATTTAAGCGGTCAGCGGTCAATGCAATACGGATTTAATCCGGTTGGTTTCAAAACTCTCGAAGGTATTGCTGAAGAAAATGATCTAGTTGGCACGGGTCAAGTTGGAACTGTCACAATTTTCTTCCCACAAATTTTAGGAAACGAGGCTACAGGAGAGGTTGGGGACGTCGATGTGATATTACCTTCTTCTGTTACTGTTTCAATCTCAGGATTTACCGTTTTGACTGGATCTGTTGGAACTGCCTCTGTTGAGGAAGGAATATCCGTTTCGGTTACAGGATCAAGCAGCACTACTTCAGTCGGCACTGTAACTGTCTTGATAGCAAACGTTATAGCTGCTCCTACAGGTATTTCGGCTTCTTCTTCAGTCGGCTCTGTAACAGTCACCTCTAATGTTACAAATTATGCTGTCACTGTTGCTACAGGCACAAATGCTTACGGAACAGGTAATAAATTCTATATTGATGGATCTGTATCTCCAACGCTTAC